CCTTCTTTATCACGCCACACATCACTCGGTTCGAAGTTACTAGTTACAATGAAATGTTCCACATGTAATGGGACCATTCCACCTTTAGTTTCAACCAAACACTTATATCTATCAAACCATCTTAATAGGTGATTAATATCTATACATTGAGGTCCAAAGTCATCAATTATACACGTCTTCTCGAGAAGATATCCATTCCACCATTTACTCTTCGGTTCTTTGATGTACGCACTGGGAAGAACTGAGTGAGCTTCCTTTGATTTCCCCACACCTGGTTCACCATAGATCCACTGCACATAGATATTAGGTCTATCAATAGGTTTACTCAGAGCTAAAGCGTTTCTGAGCAAGTTATGTCCGGAGAAGTACCAGGCAGCAGGATGTTCTCCAGAGAATTCATGTATTCCGTCATGACCTCGTGCGACGGCTCCTGCAAATTGTCGTGCAACGACATCTCGATCAACCTTTGATTTTCTGTCCGCAGGGATGTCACCTCCTTCAATAAAATCTCCATCCTTTCGACAGTACTCTCTATTCTGTCGTGGAGAACCACGAGCGACTTCTGCATGGATCCTATTGCCAAGTTTAGAGCGCACAGATTGGAGACTAAAGCGTCGGCGAAACGAGATGAATCCCTGGAGATGAGGAGTTCCTCCATCGCCGACCTCCTTTCCGACGATATAATATTTTCCTTGTTCTTTGCAAACCTGCTCAATCTTTGTGTACTCATCCTCACTATAATTGTTCAATGTAAAACACCAGTGTAAAGCTCTTGCCATACAAACATTCATTCATTCATTCAGTATTTATAGTTACAGATAGGGTGGATGGCTGGATGCGGGAGGTAATACTGGCCTCCCGCATCCATTTACGCTACCATCGCTTATTGGTACAACACACACATAATAATACACTTTTATACGATATCATCTAAGATTGACGTGACTGCGAAACTTAAATTAGTTCCAGTTGTGAACCCAACTACCGGGTCTCCGGCCACGTTAGTAGCGGATTGCGACGCATATACAAACCAATAAGGGAACCAACCACCTTCTAATAGAAAACTAGCACAGTCAATCTTCATTGGCTTTATTGCTTTCACGACAGTCATATCTTCACCCGGAAGAAGTCTTACAACCTTATCGAGAACAGGTGGATAGAAATATTGATCGTAGTCTGGTTGCTGTTGATAAGTCCATGATAATGGTTTGGGATTTTGTCCATTGATTAGGGTTAACCACGCCGTTAATGTATTTCCTGCGGCTCCGCCTGCTGCACGTCCTTGTTGTTTTGCGAAAACCAATTGAACACGAACATTGCACGGATCATTATTAATTTGGCAATTGGCTGTAATCCAATAACGTCCACCACGAATTACAATCGTCTCAGGATGATCTTGTCCGACAACACCCCACGTAGGCACAGTGAACACACCACCTATAATTTCAGGTACTTGAAGTCCTTGATTGAAGTCTGTGTTGCGCTTCCAAAAGGGATTTCCAGAATCGAAAGCACTAATAACAGCGGATTGACAATCAGTTATGGCTCCAGGAGTTGTTACAGTTGTTAAGCGCGATTGTATACTCCGATAATGAGCTTCAGTGAGTGTATCTCTGATCAGATGCCTCCTCCAGGCGGCTTTGGTGAGTTTCTTGCCTCTAAAACGGAAAGCATTTGATGCAGAAAGAGATCTAGTTGTATAAGATGATGCACGAGAACGTCCAGAACCTCTTCTACGGTTATTTCGGAACCGTCTGAAGAATTTCCTTCGCTTGAATGGTCTTCCAAATGACCCATTTGTGAATTTCCGCTTGCCGAGAACCATACGCTCACCGCCAAGCACGACCCACTAGCCTGAGAAACCGGCACCGCCAAGCAGAAGCCCTCGCTACGCTCGGTCTTAAATAGATGAGAGGGGCTGCACGACACCCACCCCCACTGCGCTAGGCGCGCAGTGGACCCGCCCTCTAGGGCGGGTTGGCCCCAACGCAACGGACTCTACGCATGGATTATTATATCACAATGTCAACTCTTTAACTTGCACACCAAGTATTGGGTAGCGTACACGCTACTCCATCTTTATTAATTCAATACGTCGGTACAATGCTTCCATCTGCGGATGTGGTATTCCTTCTTTATCACGCCACACATCACTCGGTTCGAAGTTACTAGTTACAATGAAATGTTCCACATGTAATGGGACCATTCCACCTTTAGTTTCAACCAAACACTTATATCTATCAAACCATC